ATATTCATGCCCGCGCCGGTATCATACGCCGAAACGTTAGTGGTTGTGGCCCGCATGTCCAAGAACGAAAAAAGCGGGTCAACGAACTGATAGGAGGTCGCGCCGTCAAAAGTCAGGGTGTTGGCGGCGTGGGTGATGGTCACGTCGCCGTTGTTGAAATTGATGGTGCCGCCGCTGGCGAGGAATAGGTCGGACCACTTAAGCGAAGTAGTACCCAGAGCCGCGCCATCATCAGTCGGGGGTGTGTATAGAAGTGTGTTAGCTGCCCGCTTGTTGGTGCCGCCCTGAACAATCTCAAACTCAGAGGACGCAAGGTCAGTCGCCGCTGTTAGCTGAGAAATCTTTAAGTCGGCCATTTAGCTCTCCAACAGGCGGAACGATCCGTCTTCCAGAAGTCGGCGCGAACCATCTTCAAGCAGACGCGTAGACCCTGTAGTTATCACAGTTACAAACGTTTCAGAAGTGGTAGCTGTGTCAGTAAGAACTTTGCCAGCGACGAGAACCACGGCTTCGGATGTGGTCGCCGCGTCGGCTTTCGCCTGAGCAACGGCAAACACAGCAGTGTCAGTGCTTGTCGCACTGTCGGTCTTGCCGACTTCCTGCGTCGGAACGATGTTATCCGCAATGGTGACCGGATCAGCCACGGTAATCTCTACCGCCTTGGCGATCACTTCGCTCAGAGTGGCGCTGTCCGCTAGCAGCTTGCTGACATCGAAGACTGCACTGTCGGTGCCCGTAGCGCTGTCGGTCGCGCCGACTTCCTGTGAGGGAAAGAAGACTTCGCTGGTAGCCACCGGGTCGGAGAACGTAAGGCCGACTTCTTTGGCGATAGCGTCACTGGCTGTCGCACTGTCGGTCCGGTTGGTCGCCGCGCTAAGCGCCACGGCTTCAGAAGCGGTAGCGGTATCCGCCTTGACAAGAGAAGCCGCAAGGACCGCGCTGTCGGTGCCGGTCACTGTGTCAGTTGAGTTCCGACCCACGCCGAGAACCGCGCTATCCGCAGGCAAGGCGCTATCGCTAACAACTTTACCAATGGCTAGGGTAGTTGTATCCGCAACAGCAGAGCCGTCTGTGGCGGCGGTGATGCGCTCAATCCCAAAGCTGTCTGCGAGAGTGACAGTATCGCTCAACGTCTTGCCGAAGGTCAGCGCACTCAGGTCGGAAGTTACCGCACTGTCGCTAAGGCTCTTGCCGACATCGATGACCAGCCCGTCGCTAACCACAACGACATCATACGGCCCGTTGACTTCAACGGCTTCGATGGTGATGCGCGGATACGCTGCTTGGGCAAGAAGTTTCTGGTAGTCAGCAGCCACGCGGACGGGAGCCAGCGTTACATCGGCGTCGAGCTTAACGTGGGCGGCAAGAGCCTGCGGAACGACAGATGCAATGGGGGTAACGGTAGCAACTACCGCCGCTACCGAGGTAAGCGTGACTGAGGAGACTACGATCCTCAGTTTGCTCATTAGAAGTCATCCCGTACCCGGAAGCGAAGGGTGTCGTAAACTGTGTGGGTATCGCCGTTATAGTCGATTTCAATTTCGCCTTCGTAGAGGCCAGCGGACACGTCGAGAACTCCACCGGAGAAGTTAAACTGTACCTTACCTGCCAGTGCGTCCGTCTTGGTGCAGGTGATAGTGTTCAACAGCGTGGTGGTTCCGGCAGCGCGGAACTTGACGTAGACCGTAGTGGTTGCCGCTGACAGATCAATAGCATTACCCGTTGCCTCGTCAGTCAACGTGAGCGCGATGTCGGGTTTGGTATCGCCTTGTACCAGACGGATTGTGTCTACCATGCTTCACCTACGCGAGAGGGTTCATACGAGCGGTCACAGATGCCCGCCCTACACCGAGGTTAGCTTTAGCACGGCGGGCCGAACAACGATAGATGAACTGCCGAGCATGATAGTCAGCCAAGCCTTTATCAGTCCAAGATTTCTCAGGCAGAGACAGCAGCTTTGCTAGAGAACCATGCGTAATGGCTAGCTCGCACTCATCAAAAACGGTCTTGTCCATGCCATCGGCATCTTGCGTCGGACGGAGTGCAAGGAACATCTTGATGTCGTACGTGATGGACGCATCAGGAACAGGAGCGACTACGAAGTGGTCGGGGTCGAACTGCCCAAGGAAACGCGGGGTACTGCGCCGGTCCTGATCCGGCCAAGACGGGAAGCGCGAATGAATTTGCTCCTGCGTCAGCGCGTCGATCTTGTTCCCGTTGAGGGCAGCGTGGATCACACCCACAACTTCGGTGTTTTCGGGCGTCTCGTAATCATATTCGTACACGCCAGCGGTAAGGCGGATCAGGTCTTGCTCAAAGCGCCAAGCCAGCGTCTGCTCGCAAGTTTCAATCGCCGCTTCACGGACGTACTGCTCAATCGTGGGTCGGGGGCAACCCGGCACAGTAGGAGCGAGACGATCTTCAAGCGAGGCAAACAGGCGAGTGGTCACCGGGCCTTCTCCTCTTGCAAGCCAGCAGCTTCGTTATCCGTAACCTTACGCTGTTCCATGTTGACAGCGAGGCTGTCAGCGAATGCCTTCTGGAACAGGGCAGCGCGACCGGAGCTAACGTGCTCGTTGTCGATGCTCTCAGCGACGTAGACCAGCCCGTCAAGGATGACGGTGTAGTAGGCATCTGAGAGCAGCAGGATAGTATCGTTCGCCGTGTAAGTCGGCGGGGTCTGCGCGTACTCACCGATCAGTATCTGACCGACCGGGGCCTTGGGATAGATGAAGAACTTATTGTTGTTGCGCGGGTGGCGCATCCAGTTAACACACGCACTGGCCGTCACGTTCATCCAGTTGGGATAGCTCTGATCAAACGTCTCACGGTTCGTCTCGCGGATCGCAGAGCCGTCCTTCACGGAGAAGATTTCCATGATACGGAGGCTGTCGGCGGGAGCAGACTGAAGCACCTCCCCCGCCGTGCATGTGATTTCACCGACAATGGCAAACAAGTCAGGGCGAAGCACTGCCATCCGCTTCAAAGTCTGGTTACCAAACTTCAGCAGATCAGCATCGGAGTACCGATAGAGGGAGGATCGGGTGTCCTGAAGGAGGATACGCGCCTCAGCAATGATTTCGCCTAGGGTCATTTAGGTTTTCAATCCACGCGTTGCGTCGGCATTGATCTCGGGAAACTCAATCGGAGGCGGCTCTTCGACAACGACCTGATCGATCAGGACTTTAGGCTTGCGAGCCTTGACTTCCTTCGAAATGAAACGCTCGGGAAAAGCCTCTTCTTCGGTGATCGCTTCAACGTCGGGGTTCTTAGCAATCTGCGTATTCCACGAATAGATTGTCCCCTTAGTCTTGTGCCTTAAAAACTGTGTCATTACTTTTTCTTTCCGACCATGAGGCATTTACCTGCCGCCTTGCACTTAGCAGGCGAAGGGCAGTTTGAACATGGCTTAAACGCTTTAGCTGGCTTCTTCATTACCACTCACTTCCAGTAATTGCGCGGCATTCGATTACCCGCCTGCTGCTGCAATGTAGCCCATCTAACATTGCTAGGTTCATAATGCCCTAGAGGATCAACCCTGTCGAGTGTGTATCCTTCAGGTCGCGGACCCAACAGGTCATAGAACTGCTCAAACGAGGTAAACCTAAACTCCACGTTTGCGTAGGCTGGATGGTGAGCCGCTCCCAACTTGCACCGCCGTTTAGCTTTGTAGTAGCTAGCCCGCGCTCCGAGACGCTTAGGATCGTTTTTTACTCCAGTCCCTTTCAGGGGGTGGGGTTTCTTGGCAAACCGCGTCTGGTTACGGCACGGCTTACAAAGCAGTGGGACACCGAGACGTTCCGCCTTCCTTACAACATCACCCCTCGCTAAACGTGTCTGACCACAGTGGGGGCATATAGCCGGAACTTTCAAGTTTCCATTTGGCATCGGTAACTCCTGCGTTCAGAAGGAACATAATACCAATTGGAGCGATTGTCCACTTAACTTTGTCTGCCCAGTAGGCGGCACTCATCTTGCCTTTAGCGATGTTGGACGCGTGACGCGCCTTAAACGCCTTGTTTCTGGAACTACCGTCAGGCGAACCTTGCACACCCTGCTGGCCGAACCTGATCAGTTTAACCTGATCGCCGGACTTAGCCAACACCGCATGTGATTTAGATGGATGAGATGGGGTGGCTTTAGGCTTGTTGTAGCCTGAGAATGTTTCGCTACCGCGCTTGATGGTAGGCATGTTGCACCCTTTATGTAGTTAGAGAAAGAGGGGGCCGAGGCCCCCTCTCCGTAGCTTACGAGCAATCCTGCACGAGAACCCAGAAGCGAACCACAGCCGCGTCAATCGCGTTGTTGTTCAGGGTCACGTCGATGGTGTCAGCGGCAGAGTAGTACTTGCCGTTGGAGTACCCGGTGATGGTGTTCGGAGCACCTTCAGTCAGAGCCAGCGAAGACACGCCGGAGCCAACCGAGTTCAGGTTCACCGAAACGAGGAAGCCGTCAGCGTCCGAACCGTCACCGAGGTGAGCAGTCGCGGTTGCGCCTTCAGCGCCGGTCACATCGTATCCTGCGCGGATGACGAGGGTCTTGGCCGGGATGCTGAACACCTCGTACACATCAGCCGAAGCAAGAGCCGTGAGGCCAGCGCCAGCGCGATAAGCAGCGATCTCAGCAAAGTTCAGGGTACGCTCAAGGAGCGTAATCTTGCCACCAATCGCCATAGAGCGGTCGGCAACGTAGTCAGCGGTATAAGTAGCCATTTGGCTCTCCTTAAGAAGGGTAAGGAGTAGGGGGCCGAAGCCCCCCACAGATTACGCGAGGGTGATCACACCGTGAGCGAGAGCTTCCGGCTTCACGGTCTTGAAACCGTACACCTGAAGACCACGAACGATGTCACCGAAGGTGCTTTCCGCACGGATGGTTTCCATCTCGGTCATCTGAGACGCGAAGGTGAAGCCCATCTTGTGGCCCGCGATGATGTCGAACTTGCCAGCCGCGACCGGCAGGTTGTGCGACACATAGAGGGTGAAGCGGTCGATCTGACCCAGACGACCGTTACGGAGAACCGTAGTACCGTCGCCAGTCAGCGAAGCGTCCTTCAGGTCGGACTTCTTGATGAAGCCAGCCATCTTGGCCGGGATCACGAGGAAGCGGTCGCCTTCCGGGGCATTTGCTTCGTCCAGAACCGTGCCGAGGTCCACGATGTATTCGAGGACGTTCGACTTGGTAATGGCAATCGGAGTGCCGGTGGTGCCGAGGTCGATGTTATTCGAGATACGGCCAGCGGTAGCACCCTCGTTATCAGCAGCCACATCGGCCACGATACCGGCGAGAACTTCACGGTCGATCTTGATCTTCATGCGCTCGGACGCATCCTTCGTCCAAGTGTCCATCAGATTGATGTCCGACTGCACCTTATCAACATCGTCTTCAATGGCCGCGAAGTACTGGCCCTTGTCGATCAGAAGCTGAAGTTTCGGCTTGTCGGGGTTTTCGACCGAGAGGGTCTGACCCTTGACATAATCCTTGATGGTCAGTTCGGGAGTGGTACGGATATTAACCGTGTCACCCATGCGGCGGATTTCACCTTCGTAATCGGTGTTGGCAATAGCCGCCAGAACGGTAGCATCATAGAAGTTCTCAATGAGCTTACCGGACCAGATTTCGGGGATAAAGTTGCCCGCATAATTCGGGCGACCAGCGGAAGAGGGGAACGCCATAGTTTAACTCCTGTTAAGCGTTGACCACAATGCGGCCTTCTTGCTGTGCAGCAAAAATGTCGCGTTCGAAGCGGTTACGCTCAGCTTCCCTGCCCTTGTACTTACCAGCGCGGACATCATCGAAGAACTTACGGATGTCATCCGGCGAGTAGGTTTTTTCGGACTTGTTCGAAACGGCTGAGTTGTTAGCCCGACTTTTGCCGGGAGCAACCTGACGTTCCAACTCGGAAACCTGCGCAGACCGATTAGGCTGAGCATCTGCGTTAGACTTGTACTTCCCCGTCTGCTCGGCAAACGTACTGAAGAATGCAGCAACACGCGGCGCGTTAAGATTACGCTGCGCCAGTTCCAGATGGGACTGACGTGCGGCACCCGTTAGCGGGTCAACCTCAAGGAGCCAGTTATGGAACTCCTTATCGTTGTTGATCTGCTGCCAATTGGGCACACTTGTTGACAGTGCCTGCCAGAACCGATCTTCCTGAGAGACAGCCTGCTGCTGAGCAACCTGCTGCACCTGCGGAACGATCTGGTTATTAAGGCTCAGCATGACCTGCTGGAGAACGCTTTCCATTTGGGAGACTTTACCCATCAAAGGGCGAAGTTCTTCCTGAGAAACCTTGCGCATCACATTGATACTATCGCCGTATTCTTCACGCTCAGTGTCCGACACGATAGCCTGCTCCTGACGAGCGGACTGCTGTGCGGGCTGCTGCGAAAGAGACGCAAGAAGCTGCTCCAACTGGGCCTGACGAGACTGAAGCTCGTTTGCCTGCTGCTGCCAACGCGACTTGTCTGCGTTGTACATACCCTGCAACGTCTTATAACGGTGCTCGTACGGGTCGGGCTCTGCATCCCTATGCTCGTGGGTTGCAGAGGTAGCGTCATTCTGACCATTGTCGGCAGTGTCAGCACTCACATCGCTGGTAACTTCTTCTTCAGTGGTAGGCGTATTAGCCTCCCCAGAAGTGTCCGTGCCCTGCTCCATAAGAGCCTTTGCAGCCTCAATCTGTTCCTGAACTTGCTTAGGAAGTGCCATATTAAGTTACGCTCCTATCCGGTATGCGTAGAAGTCGGCTTCCCTTTGGGATTTGCCGCCATTTCAGGAGCTTCAATGATGAGCTTGTTAAGCTCCATCAACACCTGACACCGCCCCTGTGAGAGTGTCGGGTTTGCCGAGGCATAGGGAAGTTGCGAAAGTTCTTTTTCAAGCCAAGCCGAGATGTAGCTGGCGACCTCAGGGTACTGCCGCTGCATCAACGCCATAGACTTGATAACTTCCGCTGTCGGCCTCATGCAGCCGCGCCTCCGTTTGCCCTATTCATCATCGTGTTACCATCCATGCCACCTTTTGGTGACCCGTCTGGTTGAGTTGGTGTTGGTGCTGGCAACTGCTGTTGCTGCTGAGCTTGCTGCTGAGCAGTAGCAGCCCGCATAACTGCCTTCTCACGAGTAGGTATAATATCGTCAACTGGCATCTGCAAGCCTTTTACAACTTCGCGCAGAATTGCAGCACGACCGTCCGGTCCGATAATTTCCATATCGATTGGGTTCGCGGTAGCATTAAGGAACTCAATGCGACGAACGTTCATCGTTTCTTTGTTGGCGAGGTTGATCGCGCCGCGCGGCATAATATCCACGTCGCCCTTGATGCTCTCATCCTCGTGGTAGCGCATGTTATACACATACTGCCGTTCCACGATGGGCTTGGTCACATCGAAATCAATGTGCATGACGACCTGACGGATGCCTTTACCCGCTGATCCCATGAGCATCGACAACCCCGAGGAGGTGCGACCAGCACCCTGCACATTAAGATCGCCGTAGAGATAAGCCGGAATACCCGAG